GTCCTTCATTGTACCTTCTGATCTGATCAGCAGTACAATTAATCTCCATTGTGTTAGTTTTACCTGTCAATGGAGATTTTATTGCTACTTTTACTATCATTGTTTGACTCTATAAATAGTTAAATTGTGTGAATGTCTATTGTACACACTATACACACCTTTAGACATGTATCTTACAATGGTATTTTCTCTTTGCTCTGTATTTACCATAGATAATCTATGGTACCTAGCAAATTGTTTGTTCATAAGCAGTGCATGTACTTCTGATTCAAGACCTTCAATTGATGTGATCTTTACAATGTTCTGACTTATTTCTTGTCCTTGTCTTGTCATAGTATCTAGCTTTGACTCTGAACAAGAAGAAACTACACCCATACCTAGTATGAGTGTAGTAATCATTATTAACCTTTTCATTATTTATTTGTATTTAAGTTATTTATTCTAATTGTTGTTCAACTTGCAGCTACGACGTACCAAAACAAAAAAAATATATCCGTAGTGATATGCCAGTTTGAGTGAGCCGATCTGCTGAGCACGGTATGCTGAGCGGGTCTGAGTAAGCACGTTATGCTGAGCACGGTGTTGATAAACGTACTATGAGAGCTTTAGCTCGATGATATTTGAATGAAATATTAGTAAGCACACAAAATGAAATGAAATGCGTTAGAGTCGATAAACTCAACCCTAACGCATAAATGTTACAACCCGATGATGGAAGTTAGTTCCCAAAGAGAGTGGTCGGTATCATTGACCACTTCAACTCCGTCCTTTCTAACGTATCTCAATGCACCTGAAGGTATTTCAATAACACTTTGTTTGGTAGTAGTCCAATCAAAGGTTTTAAAATCTTCAGCAATTGCACGTTTAGCGATAGACATTTCTTTTTGAGTATCCATTGGTAAGTCAAACTTATCAGTATACTCACTAATATCTCTATCGCTAAAGTTTGCGTCAAAGAACCTGTTTATGGTACCTGTTTCTTTATCCTGCTCGATTACACGAATAGGATACTTAGTCCACGAGGTTACTCCATTGACTTGGTTTTCAATAGCAATATCAAATATTCTACCCCAAAGCTGTGTTTCGGTACCGTCTATGTCGACTGTATCGATAACAGGCTTTACGATGTAGTTATATTTGATTTTATTAAAACCTTTGGATTCATCAGCACTAATAACAGAATGTCCCCTGTCTTTACGCAACTGCGCACGACGTTGAGCACGTTCTCTTCTACTTAGTCCTTTAGGTTCTTCATCATCTAAGGATTCAGTAGTTGTATCAGATTCTAACTCTGTTAGTTGAGCCTGTAACTCTTCTAACTTTTTAGTCTGATTCTCTGTTAACGATTTAGATGAAGTTAACTTTTCGATTTCTTTTGTAAGTTCTGCTTTGTTCATAATAAAACATTTAAATAATTAATAATAATAAACTGCATTCCATTAAATTACAGACTGAGGGGGAATGCACCCAAAGTCCAAAATTTACAGGGGTTATCTTTAATAGACCTCGCACTCGTATATATTTTATTAGTTTTTAGGGTAGGGGGATTAATAGTAGGAGGGGGACTTATATAAACCAGGGGTTATTATCTATTATGTGTACCGCTGATGTACACTGGGCTTAGCTACCATAAATAGGCTATAGTACAGAAAAAGTAATAAGTAAGTAAAGTATAAAAAATACAAAGACTTACCCTTACTTTCCAAATCGGTACCTCATTAATTGCTAACAGCTATACAAATTTTGTTAGTAATTGTACCGTATATAATTAACTAAATTGTGTACCTTAGCTTCATGACTAGATTACAAGAGATTAAGAAGGGTTTAGCAAGGCTAGACATTCCAGTAAAGGGAGATGTTCCTGAAACAAGGATTAGACCTGTAGAGTCAGGTAAGTTCCGTACAGGTCTTAATTTAGAAGATGTATATGAGTTTCCTGGAGATCAAACTCATGAAGTGTATAATGTTCAAGGTGGTACCGAGAAAGTATTGGTACCTACACAGTTTATGATTGAGTACCCTGGCATAGATCATATTTCTAATCCTGTTATTAGATATGATTTGCATGATAATTATAAGCTAAGGCCTGTAGTATTTGCTATAATGATGATGTCTCCAGAGATAGATAGAGAGGGGATATTAGAGATGGCTAAATGGTTGCATAGGTATACAATGAGCAAGGTACCGTTTAAGAGGTACTATGTGAAAATAAGAACTATGGCGACTATGTTCTTGTTTGAGCCTACCCAGTATGAGGTTAGGAATTATAAGCCTTGTCTATTTCAGAGAGATTCTATGATACCCGCAGAGGAGAGGGCATCGATAACAAGACAGTCTGGGCATTTTATTAGGGGACTTATAAAGGGGAAGCTGATTCATAAGCACGTTACCCAGATGGAGGTACCTTATAAGATTACTAAGCCTCTTGTACATAAGCAGATGGATGATCCATTTGTAAAGTCTACTATTGCTACATTCAGAGGTTATTTCTTACCGGAGACAGATGAGTATCTCAAAAAGCATAATGCTAAGGCACCATTTAATACTATTGATGAGTACAATAAGTATGTAGAATTTTTATCCATACAAGGAGGTACTTATCAGGATAAGGCAAAGCAATTAGGTGTATCAAAATCAACTATTAAAAAATTCAGTAAATTAAATGAGAACAATTTCAAAGACCGCCACCGGTCACGAGTTTAAGGAAGTCGGTAAAATGACAGACAAGTATGGTACAGTCACATTGTTAGAGTGTGAAAATTGTGGGTTAAAGGGTAAAGAGCGTACTAGGAATATAGTACATGTTAGTAACAGCGTTCCATTGTTGGATGCATTAAGCTGTAAGGGTAATGTCGATAGATAAAGTAGAATATAATAAGAAGAGTGAAACTAAGTCTAATGACTTAGATATACTCAATAATTTTAAACTAAATATTATGAAATGTAAAAACTTAAAGCCCAATGGGGTATTGCAAAGAGGAGGCTACATTATGCACAAGTGTGAATGTGGAGCTCAAGGTAGAGTGTATGGAGATCATGTAGGGAATTTGTATCCTGCATGTGATCCAAAGAAATTAGAGGTAGAGGTAGAGGAGCCTATAGTAGATATAGAGGAACCTGTAGAAGATCCAGCTCCACCTGCTAATGAAGTACCTCAACAAGAGGAAAATGCTGATGGGGATAATTAAATTTTGGAAGTTAGCTCTTATAGCTTTGTACTTAGAACATAACGTATGAATATACACATAACTAAAAGTAAACTAGGTCTTACTGTTTTAATGGATAAGATATTAGAAGACTTACATACTGCCGGTGCCGGTGGAATGTATGACAATATGCTTATGCTTACTAATCGTATTCATGCCTATAAGGATTACAATCGTATTATGGGTTCAAAAGAGTTCTTTAATATGGTATATCTTTTACTAAATCGAAAACCATTTAATCTTATTCGTGTAGCTGTAAAGGAGTTTGATACTTTTTTAAAGGGCGTTGAAAAGGATACCTTTGATAATCATTGGCATTGGACATACCCAGAGGAGATGGTACAGGTTAATGTAAAGACTAACTACAATGGACATGTAGTAGCTATTGAGGTTGAGAGATATCCCCAGGATCTTTCATGATAAGGGTACCGTCAAGGACTAATCCCATGATTTCGTGCATGGAGCTTACCTTGGCGGCATCCCATATCCTTCTGGCAGCAAATAAGTCTATGTTGTAGTGTTCTATGAAGTCACGGTTAGATTTTTCTTCAAGCCACTGATCAAAAGTTTCGTGTGGGACGATCATATCTTTGGTATTCGTTAAAGGAGTTATAAAACTTAGGAGTCAGGGAGTACGTAGAACGAGAGGCACCTCGCTTTACGTACCCTTCCTCCAATAGTTCTTTCATTAAACGTTGAATTGTACTGAGTGAAATGGGCAATTCTCTAGCTATTCCGCTAATGTTTAAGAAAGCTGAGTCTAGTCTGTGGTGGGTTCTCATAAAGATATGTTCAAGTAGAAAGGCTTTATTAAGACCTAGTTCATTAGCTACTTCTGTATTGATATATATCCACATATTGACTTGTTGTTGCATCAAATATATACATTATTATGTCATTATGCAATAAAAAGTATTATATTTGACACAAACGTAGACAGATGATTATTACAGTAAAAAGCTATCATAGGTATATTGAGGGATATGTTCACTCAGTAGGATTTCTATATGGACTTACTCCTAGAGAAGGGATGGTAGCTACTATAATGGTTAAGAAGTATCTAAAGTTTGAAAAACTTCGTGAGCAGATGAAATTTCAGAAGACTAAAGATGAGTTTAATGCTTTTGAGATGGTAAAACAAAAAGATGCGGTATCGGAGATGATAAACGAACTTGATATGGATATTACTGTGTTTAGAACTTATGTTAAAAGGATAAGGGATAAAGGGTTTATTAAACGTGGTATGATTAACAAAGACTTTATCCCAAACCCCGTAGAATCAAAAATTACTTTCAAGTATGACAGAGCATTCGAAGAAACTAAATAAGGACGCAGAAGACTTTATTATAAAGAAGTATGGGCTCTCAAGGACAGAGGTTCGTAAAGAAATGCAGTTATTTGCAGACTACATATACGGTACCATTAATAAGATTGACCTAGCTAAGCCATTAAGGGATCAACCAAACTGTATAAATATTACTTCTATGGGTTATCTTAGAGTTAGAATGGGTTTAATGGTTAAGGAGCAGCTTGAAGATGGTGTGCTACCAATTAGGTACCATGATCATGCAAAGAGGTGGTTTAGCATTGTATTAAATTCTAAGATTATAACTGAAACTTTTAAAACTTTAAAGCAATATAGACATGACAAAATTAGTAGGAATGAAAACCCTGACAAGGGGAATTAAACCGGTAGGACAAGTTAAATCTCCAGAGGGTAAAATGGCAATAGTGCCCAACATAGTACCTCTATTTGACTTGATATTTACCTCAGCACATTCTATCAATACAGATCACTCTAAAATTATTACTCCAGAGAGGAGTTTATCAGAGTATCAGGTAGTGGTAGCTGTATCTAAGACTAATGAAAATTTCAAAGTTGGAGATTGGATTAGAGTAAACGTGGATGCTTTCCCAAGAGAGAGTAAGCCTGGTAAACATGATGTAGGGAATAAGGTTGTAGTACACCCACCACTTAAAACAGTAGGAAATACAGAGTACTTAGCATTATCCAACAGGCATATTTTATATAAAGTAGAGAAAGAATTGGAAGAGATAGTACTTATATGATATTACGAGTTACAGAAGATGGTACCTTGGAGCTTACTGAGATGGCTTTAATGGTAGATGTATTTGCAGAGTATAGAGAAAAAGTGCCGGAGGATGAGTCTATAGCACTTTTTTCAGTATGCCATTATATGTATCATTTTGATTCTCACTTGTTAGACATTGAAGATCATTCTGAGAGGCTAAGAGAAGCTAGAAAGTTTGTACACAATGGAAATTTGGTTAAACTAACGCGCACTACGCATAAGGTTATGGCTGTTTATAAAGAGTTGTATGAGCTTGATATGACTTCAGCATATATTACTATGAAAAACAATTTCACTAAATTGCGTAAATATGCAGAGGCTATTGAGTTTGTTCCAGAAGTAATCAATGTACCAGAAGAGGATAGAGTAGAAGGCGGTCCTGATAAAATTACGAAGGGTACTCAAGTAGATTATAAAGAGTTCCAAGCTGTAAACTCTATGATACCTAAGTTTCAAAAGGAGTTATCGGAGTTTAAGACTAGGCTTATGGATGAGGTAAAAGCAAATATCGAAGCTTACGGTGGTGGGCAATTAGGAGCGTATGAATAATGAAGTATTAATAGAGACCAATAGTCATCAGACACCTATAACTAAGGAGTTCAAAGACTCTATGACCTCTGAGGCATACTCTGATCTAGTGGATTTTATTAATACGGTACCATTTGTAAAAGCTTTAATTTCACCCGATAGACCAAGAGCTAAAGATTTACCTAAAGACAAACATGGTAAACTTATTGTAGACTTTGAGAGACCCCACATACTGGAGGATATATCGTACTTTACTGAAACTAGGGATAACTTCAAGAAGCATGGTCGGTATACCTCAGCTAGGTTTTCAAGAGATCCTCGTTCGGAGTACAGAAAATTTTGGGATGAAGAGGAGCGTAGGAGTTTATATGGAATGGTCAGAGAATCCGATGGAGAATGGATCCCTGGCTATTTGTATTTTTACTGGAACTATGGTAGGATTGATTTAACTGTACCTGTACCGGGCGCAGAGAGAAACCCTGATGGTACCGTTAGGACTGACAGGGAAGAACATTTTCCGGATATTTGGGAAATTGATTACTTCTATTACCACTACATAGATGCGGGAGAATCTGCAGGAAAGTATGGAGCTCTACTCAAGTGTCGTGGTATGGGTGCATCTTTTAAATCTGCAAACATGGTTATTCGTAACTTCTTCCTTATACGAAAATCAAAATCTTACCTATTTGCTTATCACGATGACTACCTTTATGATGATGGTATTGCTACAAAGATGATGGTAAATGAAGGGTTTATGCAGAAGCACACAGCTTTTAGAAAGCTAAAACTTAAAGGTACCATGGACCACCTAAAGTCTGGGTACAAAAATAAAAGAGCTAACAATGCTGAAGATGGGTACCTCTCAGAGGTAATGGGTGTAAACACTAAGAATCCTAATGGAGCCAGGGGTAAAAGGGGTAAGCTTATTGTACATGAGGAAGCAGGATCTCACAGGTACTTACTTGACTCTTGGCGTATTGCTAATAAATCTCTTAATGACAAAGGGAATGTATTTGGGTACCAATTAGCTCAAGGTACAGGTGGAGATGAACAATCAGATTTCCGAGGGTTAGTAAGTTTGTACTACAGACCAAGAGCGTATGATGTATACGCGATTCCAAATGTGTTTGATCGTAATGCTTCTCACCAAATGGCTGGATTTTTCATGGGAGAATATATGAACCGTCCAGACTCTTATAATAAAAATGGAGTAACCGATATAATTAGAAATTTAAAAATTATATTTGAAGAGCGTGTTTTATGGCAAATAGAGCTTGATGATCCGGAAGAGATTGCTAAGAAGAAAGCGGAAGCAGCTATTACTCCGTTAGAGGCTATTACATCGATGGAGCATTCTCCATTTCCTAAAGAGATTCTTAAAGATCGTATTGCACATATTACATCTAACTATGCAGAACATAGCGCAAAATTAAAGACTGTTAAGTTTGAACGTACAGGAGAACAGGTAAGTTTCTATCATTCTCCTAACTTAATACAGATTACAGAGTACCCATATTTAGGAAAACAGCAGTCTCGTGCAGGTATCACTATTAGCAAGATGCCTGACACACATGGTAATGGAAATATCCCAAATTTTCGCTATATTATAGGGGTAGATACTATTGATGACGATGGAGGAGAAGGCTCGATGTTTTCATTTATAGTTATGGATTTATGGAAAGATGAGATAGTAGCCTGGTATTTAGGAAGAGAATTAATAGCAGAAGATAACTACGAACAATTATTATGCGTAGCTTTGTTCTACAATGCGACTATTAATTATGAGAAAAACTTAAAAGGGTTGTATTCTTATTTTAAAAATTCTCACGCATTAGGGTACCTTGCAGATGAACCATCTGTATTAGCAGATAAAGGTTATACCAAAGGCGGGCAGCTTGTAGGGAATAAATCTAAAGGTACCAGGGCAACTAAACAAGTGAATGCTCATGGACGTAGGTCTCAGGCAGGATGGTTAAGAAAGCAACACGAGTACTATACCGACAAGGTAGGTGCGGAAACAGTGGACGACATAGAGTGGCTTCGTGAGTGTAATATGTGGGAGAACATGGGCAACTACGATAAAGTATCAGCAGGAAATATGCTGTTTATATATCGAGAGGAACTTAAAAATCTTACAGAAAACACCCGATTTGATAAGGTTACTAAAGCGGATTATTTAGATGATCCATTTTTTGGAGAGACCAAGCATGGAGGATTAGGATTAGTAGAGGGAATAGAAACAACCAGTAATGAATTAAACTTTTAGAGATGAAAAATTATTATGAGCCAGGTAGTGGGAGTTTAACATTTGTGGTACCACCGAAGGGTAAACAAAAGGAGTGGTATACTGAGATAGCTATGTATGCTGGAGATAGATTGTCTATCTACAATTCTGAAAGAGTACGATCCCTAGCAAGGACTAAGAAGATAAACATTGATTTATATAACGGTATTCTTCATCCACAAGACGTAGCTGAGTTTCTTAATCCTGCAGACTTACAGACTATCGATCAACGAAGAGAGCTTAAACATTATCCCATAGCCGCCAAGCTTATAGATTTACTTGTAGGGGAAGAGATAAATGGGATATTCGAACCCATTGTAACTGTTGTAAATAATGTAGGTATTGTTGAGAAACAGCAGCGAAAAGAGGCATACGTACAAGAGCGTATTAAGCAAATTACCGAGGATCCCAATGCTGACGAGGATACTATCAAGGCTGAGACAGAGCGACTTATGCGAGAGCTCAAATATACTTACAAGGATATTAAAGAGAAAAAAGCTTCAGCACTTTTGGAGCACTACGATACAATATTAAATTTTGAAGATATATTTACTGAAGGCTACCGTAGGGTATTTTTAACTGGGGAAGAGCTATATGAGATAGATATTATCAAAGGGCAAGCACACATGAGAGTAGTTGATACTGTATCGTTACGTACCTATGGGGGAGGACATTCTCGTAATATTGAAGACTATGATGTTACAGTAATAGAGGATCATTTCTCTGCCGGGTACCTCATAGACAGATATGGAGATGAACTTAGTCCAGAAGATACTGAGCGTATACTTAGTTTGGAAACTGACCATGGATATAGTTGGGGAGAGTATGGTAAATCTTATGGAGATGTAACTCACCAATACGAATTTAGGGATGAGAGATTATTAGGTACCGAGTTAGCTTCTAGTTATGTAGATGCCAATGGAGGTATTAGACACCTACGTATTCGTTGGAAAGGCTATATTAAGTACAAGAAAGTAAAATATAGAGACCCAGTTACAGGTATGGAGAATTTGAAAGTTCGGACAATGAACTATAAACTTCAACCAGGAGAGGTAACTGATTCTACATTTATGGCAGTACAACATTGGGTAGCGTCTTTGATAGGCTATGATATTGTTGTAGATGCTCGACCAATGCCGATACCTTATGCAACACTTTCAGATCCGCTTAGGTCTCACTGTGGCTTAGTAGGTACTATATACAATGTAAACAGACAGAAGGCTGAGCCGATGATGTCAAGGGTTAAGTCTTACCAATATCTTTACGATGTAACTATTGATAATATGATTACAGCTATGAGTAAGAATATTGGACCAATACTAGAGATGGATTTAGCTACAAGACCAGAAGGATGGTCGGTAAAAGACTGGCTACACTATATCACTAAATACAATGTAAAGTTTAAAGACTCTTTCAAAGAGATCAATAAAGGCCCGTCTAAAGGGCAACTTGCAGGTAATCTTGCAGTAGGTAAAGATTCAGTGGTTGAGATTTCATTTGGAAACTACATACAGCAGCTTGTAAACATGGCTCAGTACATAGAGCAGGCAATGGCAAACCTGATAGGGATTGTACCTCAACGATTAGGATCTGTCAGCAACAGAGAGACTTATGGAGGCGTTGAGCGAGCTACTTCACAGTCCGCGCACATTACTGCATGGTATGAATTTATGCACAAGAATACCAAACTGAGAGCACTTAATCTATTTTTAGAGGCTGCTAAACATGCCTTAAAGGACAACCCAAAGATGCTCAACCACATCTTACCTTCCGGTACTATTGAAATGTTAGAAGTAACCGAAGATGATCT